TCTAAAGTCAAAAGAGACGAAGTAAAAGCTAAAGGATGTGCTGATACAGATCTTCACGCATTAAAGAACATGAAGGTTGCTGGATTCAATATGAGGGAGACTCCTTTAATTACTGCCGCATATGGAAATCAATCCACAACAACGGTTATGCTTATAGTTGATTCGGAACAATCTTTGGATCAGCAACCCTTTTATACATATTTTAATGAGTCAAAATTGCGCAAGGGTTACTATATTAAGGTTAAAACTATACTGCAAAAGAGAATAAGGACAAAAACTTTAACTGATGGGTTGTTTTGTGTGGTAAATTTTGAAGATTTTGTTGGTTCTGTTTTGGAAACGATTACGTGTATCATACTTGTAAGTTCTTTGAATAATGTGCAGGCTGATGTTTCTACTTTTGCGAGAGATTTTCTGGTAAAATATCCGGAGTATGCCAGGATCTCTGTTTATCATCAGGAAAAGCACGCTTTCCCTGCTGAAAGAGTCTTGAGAAGGTCTTTGCAATCCGCGCTTACGTTAAATGATAAGCATCGATATGTCTTGTTTGGACAGATTCCGACTTTTATTAGAGAATCCATAGCGCGAGTCGCTGAAAAGGAATTAAGCCGCGCTAGCGAAAGCGTTGTTGAAAGTATGCATAGTGCTTGGGCAAAGCATGAATACAATAATCAATATTTTAGGTACAATCCAGATTATAAGATCACAGAAGACCCTATGCAAATGAAAAGGAATGCTATGAACGAATTGAGGGAAGTGTGGCGAGTCACTGATAGAATAATATTTGATAATATGAAAAGAAAATTTTCATTATTGCCAAAATATTTTGACGCGCCGATGAAAGCACATTTACGTACATGTCCAGAGAATTATGGTATTATTAATAATTCTTTCTCAGAGTGGATAATTGTACCCAATGAAGAGGCTAGAGAATACGAATACTGTTTTGATGGTATATCCATGCTGTCTGTTGCGGAGATTAAATCTGGTAAAGTTATACCGCAGGGTGCTTATCTTATGGTGAGTAAGTTTACTGCACTAATGCAGGATGGAAAATTGTATGATGCCGTCAAACATATAGACGTTTCTAGAGCCGAAGACACAGTCTTGAAACTGTTTAATGGCGTTCCCGGATGTGGAAAAACTTGGAAGTGCTTACAGTTGTTCGATCCTGACGGTGGCAATGGTGATTTAATATTGTTTCCAACTAGAGAATCCTGTGCGGATTTTAGGGTGAGGATTCAAGCCGAAAGGCTAAAAAAGAACTTACCCGAGTTGACTCAAGAACAGTTAAA